GCTCCGCAGTCCCGATAGTGACAGCTGGCATTAAAACGTTACCGTCCGGCTTCCGCTTCATCCTTACAAGGCTGGTATATTCATTAAAGCCGTTACCCACAAAGAGAGAGCTTAGATAAGATGCTTCCGACTTCTTTCCTATCACATCACATACAATATCCTGCCGGGGAAAACTCTCTTTGATATGCTGTAATCCAGGAACCAAAGAAAGGGCGCTATCAGCAAAATAGTAAAGTCGCCATATATCAAACTTCCTGACAATGTATAACTCATAGCCGTCACCGGTTATTTTATAACTGCTCGTCTTAAGCAGCTCCTTGTCTTGAAAGTAGTTAGTTATCATTGATTTGATTGTTAAGCATTAGCCTGTCTATTTTCCCGTTTGTATTTAAAGGCATTTTATCGAGCCTGACAAAAACCCTCGGCACCATGTAACCCGGAAGTATTGAAGCGGCTCTTTTGCGAAACTCAGGGATATTAAGATCACTCTCCCCCTCGTAAAACAGCACAATCTCTTTCTTTGCCTTATTATAAACGACACAACCCGTATCCACAAGGGCCAGCTCATTGACAATAATATGCTCTATCTCAGCCAGCTCTATACGATAACCCATGTGCTTAATGAGCGTGTCTTTACGACCTTTAAAGAAGATCAACCCGCTATGATCCCGGTAAGCCTGATCACCTGTCCGGTAAATCAATTCAGGGTAGTGAGAGTTAAGGGGGTTCTGAACAAAAGCAGAAGCCGTCTTTTCGATATTATTATAATATCCCATTGCCAGAGATGTCCCCCTTACACATATCTCTCCCTGCTCAAAAGCACCTGCGAGCGTGTTATCATCTTTGAGAATCAGTATATCGGTATTACTGCAAGGATAGCCGATAGGGATAGGCTCATCATCTTTAAGGTCCATGTTAACGATATAATAAATACAGTCGAGGGTTATTTCGATAGGACCGTACAGGTTAACGAATTTGGCAAAGGGCAACTCTCTCCTCCAATAGTTAAACTGCTTGGTAGGAAATACCTCACCGGCAAACCAAACAGTCTTAAGCATCTTTAAATCGACCTTTGAGAGCAGGTCCATATTTGCTATATTGACCATGATTGACGGCACCCAAAAGATAAAAGATACTTTTTGCTCTTTCATAAGCTCCAGCATGGTAACGGGGAAGGGTGCCAGAGTGTCCGGGATAATAACAATGGTACTGCCCCGCGACATCATCATGCAGAGTTCAAAGCTGTAAATATCGAATACGGACGGGGAGAGCGAGCCTATAATTTCATTATCACCAATCTTAAGAGTATCAATGGCCCACTCTGTAAAGTCTATAAAGCTCTTATGATTAAGAACCACGCCTTTGGGAGTTCCTGTCGAGCCGGACGTATTGATGATGCAAAGCGGGTCTGTATCGATAACCTTGCTTAATACCCGGTTAAGGATAGAGTCATAATGAGTCGTTACAAAGAACCGGGGAAAGGCGGGAAGGTATGTGACTATCTCAGGACCCACACCCATATCAAAAAGCTCCTGAGAGTGTTTGCCGTCCGTTATGATAAGGGCAGGCTTAACGCTATCAATGATATTCTTTACCCTTTGAGCCGGGGATTTAACGTCGAGGTTCATGTAAAAATTCCCGCTGTAAATGATTCCTATATCGGCTATCACAGCTTCGGCTGACTTCGGAAGGTAAACAGCTACGGGGTTATTAATCGACCGCAGGTTATTACTTAACTGAGCAGCCAAAACTTTTGAGTGGATAGATATCTCTGTAAAAGTTAACTGCTTGTCGCCGTCAACGATAGCCACCCTGTCCGGGTATTCCTTTACTGACTTACTGAAATAATCAAGAATATTGATTTGCATAGAGGTATTACACTAATACCCGCAAATATATGAGATATATTTAATAAAACAAATAAAACGCCCATTATTTTAAGGTCATACATATCTTTTTCATATCTACGCCCCTATTTATAAGCGTATCACACAGGTACTGCCTACCTTTGGAACTTTAAGGCATGAAGCCGAAACATTAAATCTTTATACTCAATCATGAAAGAGAAAATCTTAGCATTTCTGAAAACCAAGATGACCGGGGTTCAGGAAACTTATTTATTGGGAGTTGCTGATCATTACGCAAAATCCATTACCGATGAAACAAAGATCGAAACAACGCTCACAGACGGGGTTATTGATCTTCTTAAACTCAATGTCAGTATACTTCAGACCGAAGGAGACAGACGTGCTACCGAAGCCAGCAAGACGGCTTTAAAAACATTCAGGGAAAAACACGGACTCAATGAAGACGGCACTCCTGTAAAAAAGGACACGAAAGAGGACGTGACAGATCCTAATGAGCCGGCATGGTTCAAATCATATCGCGAAAAAAAGGACAAAGAGATTGCCGACTTAAACACAAAAATAGAGAAGCAGGAGCAGGAAAAAAGCTCAGCTACCTTGACAGAAAAAGTCAAGGCACATCCAAAACTGAAGGATATTCCGGCTTCATTTCTTGCAGGCAGGAATCTGACACCACAGTCAGAGGCCGAAGTAGACCAACTTGTCGACTCTATTGAGGCAAATTACAATAGCTTCAAACAGGAGGCCGTAGAAAAGGGGGTTATCATCAATCAGCCGCCAAGAGGGGGCGGGGGTCCGGTAGACGGGAAGGTTAATGAAGACGTGAAAGACTACCTGGATGATAAGTTCCCGAAAACAGAAAGTCAAACTAAAACTTAAAAAGTATCATGTACGTAAGTTCATCCAGTGATACCGAAAGAACGCTAGCCGTTGAGCTCGTTCTTGAAGATATCCCCGGTGGTGGTGTGGTCGAGAAAGATGATTTCAAGACAGCCAGTACCGAAATGAAGGAGGGCGCTCTCTTGGGTGTAGATGCTAATGGCATTTACCACCTCACAAAAACCGCAAAGGTCTACGAGGACACTGCATCCGGAGGCACAACCATAAAGGTTTACCAGGATCATGAGTTCAAAGCTGCTGATGTTCTTGGCAACACTGCTAAGACAATGACTACAAGGGACATATCATCGATAGCCGCTTCGGGCACCGATTATGATACCATAACTCTCGATGACACAAACACACTTGCTCTGATAGCCGGTGACATTCTTATCGAGGTCGAAACACCCGATCTGACAACGACAGCATCATTCAAGTACAGCCCTGTTGCTGTTGCAACAAACCCTGTTGATCTCTCAGCCGACAATACCGGTTGCGGACTTCTTGTCAGGGGTCGTGTACGGGAATCCCTCCTGCCTTACTATGTCGACTCGACACTTAAGGCCCTGCTTCCTCTTGTTCGTTTTGTGTAATCTCTAAATTTTAAGACAAATGGAAAGATCAATTTTAAAAGAGTTAAACAAAGCCACAGTAGAAGCTTATATTAACCGCGAGCGTGAAGCTTACCTGAGCAGATTGTTCTGGAATAAGTTTTTCCCGCTGAAATACACCACCCAGCTTACATGGGAATCTCTCTCCGGCTCAAGCGGTAATCCCGTTATGGCCGACGTCATTGAGTATAACTCGTCTGCCCCTATAAAGAGCCGTAGAGTTGTTACCAAGACAACCGGTGACATACCGAAGATCGCTATCAAAAGGCAGATGGATGAGAAAGATATGAATGATTACAATATCCTGAAGGCACTGGCAAGTAACACAGACCGCGCCGCCCTTCTTGACCTTGTTTTCAATGATATCGACTTCTGTTATGCAGGTGTTCAGGCACGTACTGAGTTCCTTGCTATGCAGGCTCTCTCTCATGGAGACATCGCCCTGACTGCATCCAACAATAACGGTATCATAACTGAGGTAAATGCTGACTTTGGCATCCCGACAGCAAACAAGACAGCCGTGTCGATAGTATGGTCCTCGGCTTCAACGGCCACACCTATTGCCGACATTACAGTCAAGCAGAACACAGCCAATGACGCAGGTTATAGCCTGAAGTATATGGTTATGGATAAAGCAACATTGAGGTATTTCCTGGCAGCCCAGGAGGTAAAAGATCAGTGGGCTGTTTACCAGAGGCTTACTACGAATCGTAAGTCAACAGTAACCCTTGCTCAGGCAAACGAGATGCTGGCTGCTCACATGCTGCCAATAATCATAGTTGTTGACTCCAGCGTCCGTAATGAGACCTTAGCTCACGTGTTAAGCTCAGTGGCTCCGTGGAAAACAGGTTATGTGACCTTTATTCCTGATATGAATATCGGGAACATTCTTCATGGACCTATCGCAGAGGAAAACGCTGAATCAGTATCAAAGAAAGCTATCATGGTTAAACGTGACCATGTGCTGATATCGAAATGGTCAGAACTTGAGCCTTTTGGTGAATTTACCAAAGGACAGGCAAACGCGTTTCCGAGGTTCACGGATGTCAACGGGATATATATCCTTCAGACAAACGCAATCACAACCTGGGCTTAATCATAATATCAGGGGCGTCCGTTTAGGGCGCCCCCTTTACCATGACTTATCTCGAAGCATTAAAAGCCAAAGTCGAATACCCGCTCTCTGACAATGCGTACACACTCGCACTAGAGGACAGGGGGCTGACAAGTACAGATACTTATGTAAAAGGAAAGCTGTTCGATCTGGCTTATGCTGATTGTCTTACCCAACTGGTAACTATGGCCGACAAGAAAGAGAGTAACTTCTCAATAAGTATTACCGAGAAGAGAAACCTTATCAAGCTGGCCAATGGTATTTATTCCAAGTATGGGATTGTGAGTTCTTTGAAACCAACTGCAAAATTTGTATCGCGCTGGTAATGTTTGAGCAATATCCTGATAGTGTAGTAGTAACCGTCAACACTGATCCAACAGAGGTCGACGGGGTTTATACATCAGGATCTGCGACGAGCTATACTTTCAAAGGCCGGGCTGAAGAGAACGGATCAGGGAGGAAGCTCATAGGTCCAGACGGGAGCGAGATGGATTATACCTTCATATACTATATGCCAGCAACAGGAACACAGATACCGGAAGGAAGCGACTTTGTACTTTCTAAGGTCAATAATCCTGTTGTCAGGGGAAAAGTTAAGAGGGCTGTAAATAACCAGTTAAACTCGCGGCTATGGCTCTAAAATGCTTGACCGATATAAGCCACCTCGGAGAGCAAGAGATCGAGAGTGTCCATGAAAGGATACTTGCTTCGTTTATCCGGGCCGGTGAAAACTTTATCGTTCAGGGGAGGAGTCAATTTGGCGGGGATGGTGGAGGCAAAGAGGCAGCTCGTATAGCGGCCCACGCCCTCGGAGTGTATGCTGATGATACCACTAACCTTCGTAACTCAATTGGATATTACATCTTCCATAGAGGGGAACGGGTTTATCAGAATACAGACGGCAAAGGAACCGCACACCCCGGAGAGTCCTCGTATGACTTAAATGATATCCTTGACCATGTAGATCCTTCCGGTTACCAGCTTATCGGTTTTGCCGGGATGAACTACGCCTCTTATGTCGAGGCTAAAGGGTATAATGTCATAACGACACAGTCTGAAACTTGTGTCTTAAACCTGACAGGATACCTTCAAAAGCTTGGACTGGCAGATAAAGACTTTAACGAGCTGATTCAGGAATCATTCAATGGCGGGGAATATGAGGAGGGATTATGACAAGCTATAAGACAACGGATTACGCAATAGGGGTTGTTTACGGGCTACTGAGTTCGATAACGGTTCCTAAGTACAGGCAGACAAAGCCGACTCCGAAAGCGAGCGATGCTGTGATCCCTGAGTATGTCGTAATCAACGCCCTTCCGATAAACATGGATGTTATGCAAAAGTGCATTGTCAATGTAAATTATCATGTAAAAGACATTGCGCCCGGCGTGAAAGACACCACAAAGATCGAAGCGGGATCGGCGGCAGTCATGGCGATACTTAACGAGGTTTTAACAGCTACTTACCAAATAGATATTGAAAGTCAGAAGACGTTTCGAGAGGAGAAGCTTGGTGAGCATTTTTCAAATATGAGGTTCAGTTTTAAACTAATAAATAATTAACAAGAAATGGCAAACTATATATACAGAATAGCATCTGTGAAAATAGGCACCCCGACAGGGACGAACACCATGCCCGCCAGCGGTGACCTTACATCACTCCCGAATACAGTCCGGGGATCTGTGGTTATCAATGAGTCCGACGGCACCGTTGCCGACTTTTATGTAGATCAGCTCAGTGACCCTATAATGACTCTCGAAAATGAGTCCGGCAAACTGACTGCAGAAATGGAGTTCTATGATGTCGACTATACACACCTTGCAACGCTTAAAGGCGGGACAGGCAACGCATCAGGATATGCACCTCCTACCAGCCCGACAAACGTGCTGAAGGCCGTGAAAATAAATACAGTATCAGATCATGACTTCGACTTCTATAATGCACAGGTACAGGCAAAAGTAACAGGTACTGGCAGTAATGACCAGCTCTTTAAGGTTAACGTCAAGCTTACAGCTCTCGCAACAACAGACGGAGCAGGAAGCTGGCACGTAGGCCCTGAAGTTGTTGTATAATACAAGAGCCCCCATAACGGGGCTCTTTACCTATGACAAAAGAAGCCGCTGATATATTACTCGGGAAGCCCGGACGTGGTGACGGTTTTACAATCCGTTATGGCCTGTTAAGATTGCATCTTGTTATCCGACCGCTTACAGCCAGGCAGATCATTGAGATAAGCCGGGAGGTATGTAACATACCGTCTGTGAGTACGGAAAACGGGTTATTCCCTGAGGAGCTTACACAGGCTGAAAGCCTTGACTATATCTGCAGCTCTATTGCCATAGCCACCGGTACAAGGTGGAGAGGGCTTGTAACAAAAGCCGTCAGAAAGCTTCCCCTTAGTGAGATAGCCTCACTGTGGGGCCTGGTTATTAAGGCAAGTGACCCGAAGGTTTTTTTTTCGCTTTTGGTTTTGACAAAAGGGATAAACAAGATCACAACTCCGAAAGCGGAAAGTTGATAGGCGGTGATACGATTTTCGGCCAGCTGGCTGTCATGCGTTCTAAACTCAACCTTACTGATGAAGAGCTTATGAATACCCCATGGATTTCTTTAAAGCTTCAAATGATGGACTACCCTTATTATGATTATAAGGCCAAAGATGAAAAGTTTATTGAGGGTAACGAGGCTGAAGATCATCTTAAAAAATACATGAAGTAATGGCATCGATAAGCTGGGATTTTTTGCTTCGTACTGAGAAATTTGATTCTGCTTTAAAGGATTCAAAGAAGTCTGTTGGTGACTTTACCAAAGATGTCCAGAACGGTACAGAGCGGATCGATAAGTCCTTCGATAAGATGGGTAAGTCTGCAAAAGATGCTATCCGGGATCAGAAGCAACTTATCAAAGAGATCGAGCAGGATATTAAGAAGCTTGAGAAGGCTGTATCTGATGCGACACCGGGGCTGGGTAAAAAGGATATGGTCAATGAGCTGCGAAACGCAAAGAAAGCTTTAGCGGAAGAGCAGGGCACATTATTGACCCTCCAGCAGCAGCAGATCGCAGCCAATAACCAGGAGGAAGAGTCACACGGGCGGGTAATCGGTACGTTAGGCAAGTGGGCTATGGGACTGCTTACCGTCGGCGTTGCCATGAAAGGCTTTAAAGCTATAATGGAGTCGACAGAAACGACCGCTGTCGCGTTTCATTCAACAATAAACGGTTTAAAGTCGGGGCTCGATGTCCTAATGAAGACCATAGTATCATGGGATAAGAATAAATGGAAAGACTTATTTCACGGGGGGCTGTATGACGCCTTTGCATTTGGCAAGGAGTTGACTAAGGAAATGGACGTCATAGAAAATGTCCGCCGTCAATACGCAATACAGGAGGAGGGGCTTAATAAAGATATTGAGGAGAGTAGGCGTGTCTTTTATGAAGATGACAGCACCTCTATTTCAAAGAAGATTGAGGCAGGGGACGTCATGCTCGCTAAAATGAAAGAGAAGGCGGACATGGAGGTTGATATCGCTGTCAGAACTTATAAGGCTATTGCTGATATCTCTGGGGCAAAAAATAGGCTTTCTGAGGCTGATCTTCAATTTATGGTCCGCAACTATAATGAGATGCAAAAGGTCGGGAGTCAGTATGATGACCTGATGACTGTTTATGAGAAGGTTAAGAAGGCTTATGACAGATACGGGGAAGATGGCCCGCACGTAAACTTTGATAAAAAGTGGGACGAGAAGAAACTTGCTCAGGGAGTGTATCGATTAAGTCCTACCGAGGGCATGGAGGCTATGTCTATCGCTCCCACCGCTGCAAACGTAAAGCAACTCGAAGATCTTATTAAGTCATTAGGTCCGCTGGCTCAGGAATATTCCGAGCAGCTTAAAAAGTTTGACGGTCTTAATGCGAAGGAAAAGACTGCCTTCGGGGATTCTATCGTTGCTGTGATGAAGGCTGAAAATCAATACCTGGTTGAGTCTAAACGTGTTTTTAAGATGAAAGAAAACATGACTGATCAGGAGATCGCTAAGGAGAGGGAAAAGATCAAGGCTTACAACGACGTAATTAACGCTATTCTTATTCTTAAAAAGGAGGGGATTGATAAAGAGCTTCAGGAGTTAAAAGGTAAATATGAAGACGATCTTGAGCTTTACAAGGATGACGAGGAGATGAAGATTGCTCTCAAGGAGAAGTATGAGCTTGAGAAGTTCGATATAGAGCAGAAATATCTTAAAAAATTACTTGACGAAGCTAAGAAAGCCGCTGATCAGATTGCAAAAGATACGGGGATATCACCTTATTCCATTACGCAAAGATACCTTTCAGGAAAGTCATCATCAGGGGTTACACAGCCGACCAGTGGTAAATTACCTAACGGCCTAATGGCTAGTCATGGGGATGATGCTCCGAAAGATACAAATCAGGAGCTTGATAAACAGCTTGCCACCTATTTAGACATTCTTGATGTAGCACATCAGTTAACTTATGAGCTTGGTCAAAAACTCGGGATAGAAGAGGATTATGTTGAATCTGTCGAGAGGGAGCTTGAGATAGTACAGCAAATAATCTCATCAGACTATGTCGGTGCCGTTTTGTCCGCAATATCGTATGTCATAAAATTTATGGACTCAGGGCTTGAAGACCAACAAAAAAAGGTTGACGCCCTTATGGAATCTATTGATAGGACCTTCAGTAATTTTCAGAGAGGCTTAAAAGGCATGGAAGAGTATGCCTTTCAGCTTGATGGGGCTTGGATGACTGGTGGATGGGATGCGGGGGTTAAGTATTTTGAGAGGAATATTGCAGAGTTACAAGCAAAGATAAAAGAGGTCGGGCCATCATTAACTTATGATGAAAGAAGGGATCTGAATAACCAGTTATCTGACCTTATTCAGGAATATAATGAGTATGTCGTTGGCGGGATAACAAAGGGAGATATTGCCAGCGCTATTTATGACGGGCTTGTGGAAGGCGGTAAAAGCGGAATTGACGCCGTTGCCGAATATATGGATGATGTATTGAAGCGGGCAGTAACAGAGGTCTTTAAAAAAGAACTGATTGCCAGCCCCGCAATGATTCAATATATGGATGCCGTTAAAGCTGCTTTGGCGGACACGTTTATTGATCCGAGTGAAAAAGCGGAAATAGACCGGATGGCTCAGCAGGCCGCTGAGTGGGGAAAGATATTGTATGATGGGATGTTTGCTCCTTTTGAGACTATGGGTCAAGCCGGAGGGCTTACAGGAGCTATTAAGGGCGTGACAGAAGATACGGCCAGTGAGCTTGCAGGCATACTCAGGGGCGTCCGGGATGATGTGAGGATGAGTAAAAAGATTGAGGAGTCAGGAGTTCTGCATCTTGCTATGATTGAGGCGAATACTTATAATACAGTCGTTGAGTTACAAAAAGCAAACGTGAAACTTGATACAGTAATAACCAATACAAAACCGGTTATGGCCGGAGATTTATAATGGCGTGGACTTTAAATAGCGTCGCATTAAGTGTTTACGGTATCACCGCCGGGCAGGCTCCCGGAGGGAATATCGCTTTACAAGGCTGCTTCGATCTTCCTGAGCGAATCGGTGATACTCATCATGTATGGGACGATGATAGTACTGTCGAGCCGTATGTCGCCGCTGATGAGATCTTCTTTGCCGGGAGGGATATAAAGTTTTACGGGACAATAATAGGCACCAACGCTGCAGTATATACTTATCTCGACGCTTTTAAAGCCGCTATAAACGCTTTTACGACACTGGTTACTTTTAGCACTCCTTACGGGGACTTCTCTGTTCAGGTAAAAGATATTAAGACAAAGAAGTATAACGGGGCCTTATCTCTTGAGATAACCTTCCGTGAGCCGGTTGTCACTCTTGCCGGAGGATCGCTACCCGTAGCCGGAGCAAATGCTTATTCTATCGATGGTATTCCGATGTCATCCTTCGGGCTTTACGTTACAAAGCCGGATGAGCTTCTTAACCTGCCAGAGATCAAAGAACAGTATTTCACAAAGTACGGAGCCGAAGGATATCAGACAGTTAAAAGAAAAGCCAATACCCTTGAGATAGACGGCTTTATTATGGCAACCAGCCTTAGTGATTTTCAGGATAAGATTAAGGCATTATACCTGCTCTTTAAATCAGCAAACCTAAGAGTCGTTAAACTTAATAATGAGCTTCACGCTAACTGCTTTGCCGCTGAAGGCTTTAATATAAGCAATGTTTGCCTGATGAGCGGGATAATGATAGCAAGATTTCAAATAAGCTTATTATGTAAAAATGTCAGTCAGGTATTTTCTGACTGGTTCCTGCCGTCAAAGGATGAGCTTGCTAAGATGTACCTTTTAAAAGCCGCCGGGTTAGGTGGCTTTGTTGAAGATAATTACTGGAGCTCTACAGAGGCAAGTGCTACTGGCGTCGGTAAAATTCTTTTTAGTTCAGGACAATACGGTCCCGCTAATAAGGTCAGTGATGATATAAACGTTCGGGCTTGCAGGAGTTTTACTGATGTCGCGGGTGCTTATGCCGTTGGAGATATAGGCCCCGCCGGTGGGTATATATCTGATGTGGTGGGCGATACGACCTACTATGAAGCCGCCCCCTATGACCAGAGCAGTGGAATTGCATGGAGCAATATAGTTGACGTAGCTATTGGAAACACAAGCACCGCCGTCGGGGAAGGACAAAACAATACCAATGAGATAATAGCTCAGGGCGGGCATACCAGCTCAGCCGCTAAACTTTGTAATGATCTGATAGTATGACGCAACTGGAAATATATCGCCCCGGTTCTCCTGCTACACTTCAGGCTACTGTGGATATCGATGAAAAAACGATATTCTCTCAGAAGCTTATGAATGAGCACAAGGTAACAAGCGAATTTTATTCAGCATCAGTTCTTGATATAACTATCGGCGATTATATTATTCATAACTCAGAAAACTTTTATATCAACCGTCTTCCTGAGATCACAAAGGTAAACAGCGCCACCTGCCAATATAAAGTCACTTTTGAGAGTGTCCTGTATGATTTGAATAAGAAGCTTTTTATAAGTACAGACGGGCTTGCAGATTATGATTACTCAGGGAGTGCGACAGACTTCGTGACGAATATAGTCGCAAACCTGAACGTCACCGGATCAGGTTGGACTGTCGGAACCGTTGCCGCCTCCGATGATAAATTACTCCGCTTTACAAATGAGTCCTGCCGGGCAGCCCTTACCCGTGTCGCTGAAGCTTTTGATCTTGAGTTTTCGATTGTCTCAAAGTCGATTTCCCTGGTAGCAGCTGTCGGAACCGTCACAGCCAACTCTTT